AAAAATAATGGGTGGGCTTACAAAAAAAGAATTGAGAACTGAAAAAGATCTCACACCAAAACAAAAAATGTTTGTTGAGATTATGGTGCAAGACCATGGTCAAATTACTCAGGCAGAAGCATTAAAGCGTGCAGGATATGATTGTAAGGACATCAACAGTGCTAGATCAACTGCATCTCAATTAATGAATAGAAGAATTAATCCTCATGTTGCAAAGTATTATGACAAAAGGTTTGAACAAGAAGTAAAAAAATATGAGAGTGACAATCTCAGACGTTACAAAAGATTTGAAAGACTTGCTGATAAGGCCGAGAAGAAAGAGCAGTTTGCTGCTGCAATCAATGCAGAGTTTAGATCTGGTCAATTAGCAGGAGCATTTATTGATAGGAAAGAAGTCAGGGTAACAGGACTGGAGGGTATGTCACGTGAAGAGCTTGAGAATAAACTCAAAGAACTTTCAGAGAAGATCGATGGCCACAATGCCAAAACCATCGAGGTTGAATCTGAAGACGCAGCACTTATTAAAAAAGGCTAGTTGGTCTGAATGGATCAAAGTTTTTAATTATGTGCATAACTCCACTATGTTTACATCTGTTGGAACTGTACTAGTGAGGATCGATGAGAAAGAAAATAGCAATACCAAAAAAAGTAAAAAATCAAATAGATAAATATCCTATGGTTGCTGTTGAGTGGTACGATATAGTCTCGAATAGCTCATGGACTTCATTTGATGATTTAAAAAAATCTAATTTGGCCACCTGCATCACCAAAGGTCACCTGTTCTCTCAGGCTAAAGGAGTTACTAGATTGTTTGGAGATTACTCATTTGCAGATAATGGTGTTGACATTGAGAGTATTGGTAATACTACAATAATACCTAATTCAGTAATTAAGGACATAAAGAAATTAAGTTAATCAATGACAATAAATGCAAGAGAATCTAGACTTTGGCAAAAGGTTAAGAAAGGACTTAACAAATGCTTTTTAACTCGCATAGAATCTAGCACAATTAATGGTATTCCTGATATTCACGCTGTTACAGATAACGAAGTATTTTGGATTGAACTTAAATCTGATGAAGCTAATTATCCTAAATTAAATAAGTGGCAAATCGTATGGATCAATAAATATATTAAGGCAGGTGGTAAGGTAATTATCTTGGATGAGACCCTCTCGAAAAGGTCTCTTAAACTGTACAGACCGGTGTCCAGTTTCACTGATCCTCGTTCCCTGGTCTCGTTTGCCTCGTTCTCGTTCCCGTTACAATGGCCCACGGTCCAGCAGACCATCCTTCAGGAGCTGGCGCAGCAGGAGGCTGCAGCGTGATCTCGTTCTCGTTGACAAACCTCGCTCGTTCTCGTTCAGCGAACACCGACTGGGCCCATCCGGCAGCTGGTGAGCTCCCGCAGCGTGATCCAGGAAGCTCGTGCCATTTCCCGCCCCTCGTTTCTTTCCCTCTTTGTTAGTTAGCGGGGGGCAGGTGATGGCATGCACCAGGATCTCGTCTCGTTGTCAAGGGGAAAGGTCTCGTTCTCGTTTGAGAAACAGCACTGGCCCGTGCAGCGTGATTTCAGGACTGGGTCTCCGGAACACAGCTGGTGCAAAAAGTTCTGAAGAAAGGTCTTGACATCTATCCCATCAGGTCTTATGTAAAGTCAAACTAACAAAGGAGGATCTCGATGAAGCTCAAAAAATTAATCAAGAAAGTTAACAGGGAGAATGCGCCACCGGATGGCTGGTCCGCTACAGACGCTGTTCCTAAGTGGCGTTACCGAAAGAACAAAGACGGATTCATGGGAAGAGAAAACCGCATCCTCGTGAAGGAGGACAAACCTGAACCAGGTAAAGTATACGCACTTACTGGTGGTCCCGGGGCACGCTGCATTGCTAACGGTGACTCGTGGAAGGACAGTGTCGTTGGGGACGACAAATGAAGGCCTCGTTTCGTTTGCAGCAGGCCATGCACCAGCAGCAGGTAACAGCTGGTGCCCGCACAGCCAGGAGAAGCTCGTGGAACTAGTTGCGTTGTACATAGTACTGTTGATACTTTTCCCAGATGCAATGTTCCTCATTACAGGACTTTTCGTTCTCGGTATGGCTGCTGCGTTCTAGATTCTCGCTCGTTTGACTGACAGCTGGCACTGGCAGCGTGAACACAGAGTTCAGGCACTGGGCGCAGGAACATCTGCTTCTGCTGGTAAGAAGAATGGTTTGGTAAGCTAGTTTAGAATGGTTCTAAAAAATAGTTGTTGCATTAATAGATGGGATTTGATAAGAGGTGGCAAACCATTAACTAACAAAGGAGTAAAAAATGGGATTAGACCAACACGCACACTTAAGAAATCATAAAGTAGATTGGGATAAATACTTTAATGATGATAAAGAGGAAAACGAGAAGGTTTTCGTTTGGAGAAAACACGCAAGACTTCAAGAGTTTATGGCAAAGAAATGGGCTGACCAAAACCCTTCCATAAAAGTTGAAGGACATCTTGCTCATCTCGGTTTTAATGGCGACCAAGACGCACCCTGTTATATGACTAAAGAGGTCGTTGACGAGTTAGGCGAACAGATACAAAAAGGTTTCGCTGATTACGTTGCCGAAGATGGATTCTTTTGGGGACAACAGTTCCAAGAGGATTCCGTTAAAGAGTACAAAGAGCAGGACATCAAGTTTTTGAAATTCTGTCAACAAGCCATAAGTGAGGGCAAGGTTGTAGAATATTGGTGTAGTTGGTAATGCCAAAAGAAAAGAAACGAGGCGACAATGTCGCCTCGCCTCGTTCTCGTGGTGCAGGACAAAAAGCACAAGATGAGTTCACCAAGCGAATGCAGTCGCTGGTGCAGGGGTTGGAAAAAACAATGCAACTAGAGATTGAGCCAAATGTTGATACCATTAATAATATCATTAATAAAAAAGATAAAAAAAAACTAAATTAGCTATTGCAATAATAATGGGATTTGATAAGACAAGGGAGTATTCATAAGAATACATAACTTAACAAAGAGGAAAAAATGCAAAAAGCAAAAAAGCTAAATCAAGACGAAAAGAAAATCGTACTTGCATACGCACAACTAAAGCTTAAAGCAAACCGACTATCTAAAGAGTTAGACACAATGAAACAAAACATTGTTGATTGCTTTGAGAGAACAAAACAAAACTTAATCATTGTTCAAGACGAACAAGGTAATAGTTTTGGATTACAAAAAATAAATCGTAAGAGAAAGAAATTTGAAACAGCAAATTTCAAAATTGCTCATAATGATTTATTCAATAAGTTCTGTACTGAAATTGAATATCAAGAGTACAAAGCAATAGGGGATAACAATGCCCAATAATAGCTTAATCAATATTGCACAAGTATTAGCAGAAAGAGTTGGCGAGAAATCGCCAACTCAACTTCAAGATATGGTCATTGACAATGGAGTTAAGAAACAACTCAATTATGAGATTATGTTTCAGTTGTTAATGGGCGAGTGTGAAAAACACATACTTGAGAATGTAGGCAACCCTGTTGTTGACGAGTTTAAAGACAACATACTTAAAAAGTTTAGTACACTTGTACAAACATTAACACCTACTGAATAACATCTGACAAACCAATGGCGTTTAACAACGCCATTGGTGTATCTATATAGCAAGGCTCACATTTTACATTGGCAAGATTTACAGGTTTCTACCTGTAAATTTGCGTTCAGGGGTGAGTGCAAAACCGACAAAGAGGTTTACAAAGTAGGATATACAAATATACTAGGGACCCAAACGGTATGAATATAGAGCATCTTTCAGAAGACGAATTAAAAGACTTAATCCTGAAAAAGCAGTTGGAGTGGATCAAGTTATGCCAAGATGATTTTTTAATTTTTGCAACTGCTGTTTGGCAAGATTTTATTTATAGAAAAACTAATAATCCCAATAACTGGGGACACCATCAAATTATTGCAAATGCGTTTCAAGATATAGCCTTTGGCGATAAAAAGAGGCTCATCATCAATATGCCACCTAGACATACAAAATCAGAATTTGCATCTTACCTATTCCCCGCATGGATGATTGGTAGGAATCCTAAGATGAAAATTATGCAGGTATCACACAACGCAGAATTAGCTTCAAGGTTCGGTAGCAAAGTTCGGAACCTTATGAACTCAAAGGAGTAT